TCTATGGAGAGATAGTGATGCAGTAAACCCTGTAGAACTTCATAAAGAAATACTTGACTCTATTATGAGTGAACCTTATAGTGTACCTATGTGCCCACCAGGATGGCCCAACCCTCCTATTGTCGAAACGGAATGAAAAAATACTTTCTGACCATCGTTACTCATCCAGCAGTTCATTATAATGTGATCAGTATTGGATTACTTATTGTAATAGGATTACTACACAACCATGCACACTATGAGATGAGTAATGATCCTGATGCGTATGTGTTTCAGTGGTGTAAGGCCAATCCAGAACGATGCACTTATAGACCAAAATAATTGAGGAATACTAATGATCAGTCCGTATTACATTGAAGAACCAATCACTTATAGGAAGGTTGAAGTCCCTGAAGTGATACTATATTACTGTGATGATTTCACGTATGATGCTGATAGACATGATCTACGGTACATTGATTGTGTGTATATGCACATGGGAGACTATGGAAATGACCCAAAACTGCTTGAAAAGTTAAGAAAAACTCCTAGACCTATTTTTGAATAGTAAATAATATGTCGCTAAAAACATCGATGTCTAAGAATTTTGTATCCAAGGATGAACTCAAGTGCCGTGTCATGAAACTGAAGCATCAGATTGACGAAGAAAAAACACCCTTCCAGGCAGAGAAAGAATTGGCACACCGATATCTGAACTATGTTTTGAATGCTCTTGAAGAGTATAGGGGTTGACACCACAAGAAAGTTCGGTTATACTAGAAAAGTACGTTACGAACAATGTATAAATACCTATTCGTGACGCGCATTACGAACTGTTACAGTTTCAACGCCTCAACTAATCGCCTAGAATCTGTGCTATAATATCCACAACGAGACAAGTCGATGTCTCTATTCATCTGCGGGTAACCATTCCGCAAGTAACTAAAGGTAATTCAAATGATCAAATCTGTATTCGCAGCAACTGCTGCTCTGTCCATGTCCGCAGGCGCTGCCCTTGCAGGTCCCTACGTCAACGTGGAAACCAATGCTGGTTGGGTAGGAGATGACTACTCTGCTGCCACGACAGATCTTCACGTAGGGTACGAAGGCGACCTGGGCGCTGCTTCATACTACGTGCAAGCGGGTCCTGCAATCATCGCTGTTGACGGTGAAGAAAGCGAGACTCAGTTCTCTGGTAAGGCAGGTGTTGGCGTTCCTGTAACCGACCAACTTGGAGTATATGGTGAGCTGTCATTCCTGACTGCTGACGACTCCGATAACAACGGTTACGGTGGTAAGTTGGGTGTCAAGTACTCCTTCTGATATACTGATATATTGTATCGTGTGGGGGGCATTGCCCCCCTTTTTTTAACTTATGATTTTAGAAACTATTTTGGCACTGAGTGCCGTTGATTATGACCATCTTGCACGAGCAGTGCAGGTTGAGGCAGCAACTGGAACTAACGATGAATACTGCGTTGCAGTTTCCATTCTTAATAGAGTTAATTCTCCGGCATTCCCTAACAATGTTGCTGACGTAGTTTATGCTCCTGGACAATACGAAGGTTTTATTTACCGTCGTCCAGCTGCTAAACCTAGTGTTGTTGCTAGGTTAAAGAACACAGAAAAACTTATGGAAGCATACTCGATTATTGGAGACAGAACCAGTTTCAAAGGACAACGTATGTTGCCTTATCGTGTAGTTGCAGAAGATCCAATGTGTGATCGTAAAGGAAACTTCTATCATCATCACTGGCAGTCATGATCAGTCGCTTCAAGTCTCTTATCAAAAACGTTGTTGGTATTTCAACAACTAAAATAGAATGTTCAATTGACGAGGAAACAGTTGATTGTAAAACATTCACTCAACCTTATGTTGGTGTTCCTGCACCATCAATTCTTAAAAATGATGCTTGGTTTGGAGAACCGACTATGAGTGAACAACAAAAAGAAATTGCTGATGATATCAGTGTGAATATGGATGGAGGAGTTGGTGGTTCTTGGAAAGTAAATAATGAACCAGAAAATATTCATCAAGTAATGTATGAAATATCTACTAAAAATAGTAATACATTAAATCAAGGTGGATCAGAAACATTCCAAGAGAATGTAACTTAATTAAAAATTGAATTTTTTATTATGAAAACACTTTTATTCAGTCTACTTGCTTCAGTTGCACTAATCTTTCCTACACTTGCACATCAAGAGGAAGAAACTGTCTTCTATACTTATGAAGCAATGGATTGCATGCGAAGGCAAAAATGTACTGTTGGTGTAGACCCAGTAAATGTTCTTGATTATTATAATGATGATGAGGTTAGGACTATTCTGACTAATCTTAATCAGATGGGAGTCAAGGTTTATGCATCAAATCCACAGTATTTTGTGGATGATTATCATGCATTGTATTACGCTGACTCGAATACGATATATCTGAATAAGGGATATACTGATGAACCTGAAATGTTCATCGAAGCATTGCGTCATGAAGGATGGCATGCTGCTCAAGATTGTATGGGTGGTGGTATGTACAACTCAGATATTATGCCTATGCTTGCATGGGATTTAATTCCTGCTGATGTTGTTCAAGACACCTTTGACCGATATGGATTCGATCCTGATACTGTTAGGATTGAACGAGAAGCAGTCCTAGCAATGACCAGTCCTTGGATGACTGTTGACGCATTAGAAGCATGTAACTCAGATACTCCAATCTGGGAAACATATCCCCCACCAAAAAAAACTTGGAGTTATCTCTATTGGAACGGACACGTTAGTTATCATGACGGAATCTAAAGCACTAAAAATTCAAACTACATTTGATGGATGTTATAACTATAAAAAGTTAAAGGCAGAAGGTATGGTTGGAGATTGGCGATACTCTGAAGAAAGACTGGAACTGAGACAACAAGTTTACAGTATTCTTCTCAATAAGTATGGTGGTCTAACTCAAGAAAATGGTGAACCAGTCTGTAGTATGGAGAGTATCCAAAATTGCTGTCACGATTGGGTTTCTCAAGGGCATGTAAATAGTAATGGAATTGTCAAATACTATGAGGCATACTACAAATGAAAAGATTATTTACAGCGGCGGTTGTTGCGGCAGCGGTTGCCCTACCTGTCCATTCCGCCCCCCTCAAAGATAGTGAGTACTTTACAATGCATTCTATGGGATGCATGTTGCTTCAAGAATGTATAGAAGATATCAATGAAGTTAAGTCCATCTCAGATATCAATTCTGAGATACCTGCTACTAATTACGACATTGTTGCTGTTGAGTTCAATTCTCTTATCGGATCACTTAATAAAGTCGGAGCTAAGGTTTTTCTAGCAGACCAAAAGTATTTCCCTGTGGGACACCGTGGGGTATATCATACTGTTAGTAATAATTTCTTCTTGAATAAAGCATACATGAATCGACCTGGAATGTTGATGAGTGTTATGCGTCATGAAGGATGGCATGCAGCACAGGATTGCATGGCAGGTACTATTGATAACTCTCTGATTGCTATCATTCTGCCTGAAGATTCTGTTCCTCCACTGTATCAAGAGATTGTAAAATCAACATACAGAGATCAACCTGGAGCAATTCCCTGGGAGAAAGAAGCATACTGGGCAGGTAAAACTGAAGGTATGACTGCTAAGGCACTTGAGTCTTGTGCCCGTGGAACCATGTGGACTGACTACGAACCAACACCATTGACACGTAAATACTTGGTTGAAAAAGGTTATCTCTCTAAATAGAGTTGCCTTACCAATTAAATATGCCAGAAGAAGTCAAGAAACCTGACGAGAAGAAGAAAGGTTTACTAGGTAAAATCAAAGAGGCAGCAGATGATAAAGAAGAGCAGCTTGCTATACTTTCTACTTTTGTTAGGCTTGGCATCCTTGTTTGGAGTGGCGGAATACTCACGTTGGCGTACATCAAACTTCCACCAGCACTGGGTATTCCCGAGCAAAAACTAGATCCAACTTTTATCGCAAGTGTCTTTACTGGGGTGCTTGCGACTTTTGGCGTTCAGGCAGCAAAGAAAGCAGGTGAAAGTGGTAGTAGTGGTGGCGGATCTGCTATCACTAAGGACCAGATGGAAAAACTGATTGAGAAAGCAGCACAAACTGCACCACATCAGACTCTCCGTATCGAGCAAGCACCTGTAACTCTGAAGGTTGAGAAGGCAGAAGAACCTTACAAAATGTAAGTTATGATTAACAAACAATCTCCATTTAAGTGGGCGGCACTGACAGTAGGAACACTGTTCGGTGTCGCTCATATTGGTTTATTGGGACATCTTATTGGTAGGGATAAACTTCCCATCATAAATTTACCTGTGGGTGACTACACATCATACAGTGTAGAAGCAGGTAAAGATGGATATCGAATAGACTATAGTTCTAATGATCCTAAGGTCATGGGAGTTAGGAGAAATATTAATAAGAACAATGGGTTGTTTGGTATTGGCGGCAACTCAGTAATTGTAACTGAAGAAGAATATACAATGGATGGGGCAAGGCATCTAGGAGGTGCTGAGGGAAAGTTAACTGCTCAAAACCTGGCATGCATCAAAGCGGAGGGCGCTGGAGAA